GGGCCGCAAGGTGCTGGAATTGTGGAACTTTGCCGCACACCAGCAGGGCATGAAATACGACCGTGAGGCTCCGTCAAAGTACGGACCCAATCCGGACGGATCAGGAGAGGTCCGGACCAGGTCCGGAGTTGTTCGGCCTAAGTATAAGTCTAAGTCTAAGTCTAAGTCTAAGTCTAAGTCTAAGTTTAAGGGCGCGCCTGCGGCGCCTACCAAGCGAGGATCTAGGCTTGGCGATGATTGGTCGCCATCAGCTGCACACGGGCGCCTAGCTAGCGAGCTGGGTCTAGATTTGGATGACCAGGCCAATCGTTTTCGCGACTACTGGCTAGCTGAGACTGGCAGCAAGGCCAGCAAGCTCGACTGGTCGCGGGCATTCAACAATTGGCTGCGCCGAGCTGGTGATTTCAAGCCGAGAAAACGAGCCAACAACAACAACAACAACAACCTGGCTGCAGACTTATTTGCAGCCGCAGACAGACTCGAGAGGGGTGGGCAATGACCAGGGCTGAAGCAACAAGACTGGTGGCCGTCCTGGCTGCCGCATGGCCCGACAGCAAGGCTACCCAGCAGACAATGGCGCTATACGTCACCAGGCTGCTTGAATGCGACTATGGCGCTGCTGAGGCTGCTGTGCGCAGGCTGGTTGACACCTCGCGGTGGATGCCTCGAATTGCAGATCTGCTCGATGCCATCGAGCCACCGCAAGCGATTGCGCTTGAGCAGTGGGGGCGGGTCTGCCACGCGATTCGCATGGAGGGTACATACTCGCCACAGCCAAAGTTTCGCGATGCAGTCACCGAGCATTGCGTTGGGCTCATGGGCTGGCGCTATCTGTGCAAGAGCTCCAGCGACGTGGCTGACAGGGCCCGCTTTTGCGATCTATATGATGCAGTAGCCAGTCGGGATCGCATCGAGCGTAGAGCCGGGCAAACAAGAACCATCGCAGCGGCAAGCGTGCGGCGGCTGGAGCAAGGCAATGACTGACGATGACGACTACTGCCACCACCGCCACCGCCACACCAAGGTGTTGTGCACGAGGTTTTGGCGTTGCCAGTGTGGCGTTTTGATGGTGGCACCAATGGGCAAAAACCGCAGGCAAAAGCCGTATGTCGCAAGGTGCAGCTTTGGCCCGTGCAAAAAGCCAGCGCTGATTGCGAGCGGTCGAACAACAGCTTACTGCTCTGCAAGGTGCGCAGAAAAAGATGCTTGAGATCAGAATAGACATTCGCACTCGCTCAAAAACAAACGAGCGAGGACATTGGTCAAAGCGCTATAGCAAGACGCGAAAAGAGCGGCAGGCGACCCAGATTGCACTGCTAGTTGCTGGCGCAAGGCAGCCACCCTTGCCAGCAAAGGTTGAGCTTTGCAGGTTGGCACCAAGGGCGCTGGATGACGACAATTTGCGCGGCGCACTCAAAGCGATCCGTGACGAGCTTGCAGACTGGCTTGGCCTGCCAAACGATCGCGATCCACGCGTCAGCTGGCATTACAGCCAAGCCAAGGGCAAGGTGCGCGAATATGCGGTGCTCGTGACAATCAGCCCAAAAATGTAGGCAGCGCTGGAGGGGGATTGGTGACGTTATGACATCAACTGACATGTCAGATGGAAAGTCCCCTTACGCGTACGCATATGGGGAGACTTTGTAAAAGTGACGTCAACAAACGTCATACGTCACCGCATAAGCGCGAGCAGGCCAGCAATGGCGCCAATGTAGGTGCAAAAAGGCAGCTGATGACGCCAAGATAGCGCTGGCACTTGCAGCGGGATTGCGATCTTGGCTATCATGTCAAATTATGGGTGGACGCCCGACAAGTTTGACGGATGAGGTCAAGGACATCATCTGCAGCCACCTGGCAAATGGCGCAACCTACCAAATTGCCTGCCAAGCTGCCGGAATCACTAGGGCAACGGCCTACAATTGGAAGGCTCGAGGTGAGGCAGGGGAGCCGAAATTCGATGCGTTTTTGGACGAAGTCGAGCGGGCTAGGGCGCGTTTTGAGGTGCTCTGTTTGCAGCGCCTGAATGCGCTCGACGAAGATGGTGGCAGGGCAAGTGGAAGTGTGGTCAGGGCGCTGACGTGGCTGCTTGAGCGCACTCGAAACGATCGCTATGGCCCGAGCATTACCGTCAAAGTCGCTGAGGCAAGGGAGCAAATGTTAGATGTCGCGCAAAGGGTATGTGCGCCGGAAGATTTCGCGCGGCTCTGCAGCGAGCTGGCGAGAGGTGGCGCAGAGGCGGCTGCAGAGCCTGCAGCAATCCACTAGCCCGGATTGCCTGCTCGAATGGGTGCCAATGCTGTCGCCCAAACTGCTGCCGCCAACGTGGCTGTGGCAGCTGGCTTGGGCGCTGGATAGTGCAGAGCATGGCCCATGCAGGGTGTGGTTTACGGTGCCACCGCGTCATGGCAAATCAGAGCTGCTGCTGCATGATATCGCCAGGGTGCTGGCCAAAGACCCAACGTCGCAGCTGCTGTACATGACGCACACAGCTACGTTTGCAGCTAAGCAGAGCAAGCGTGCTCGCAGGCTGGCAAGGGAGGCTGGCGTGGAGCTAGCAGGCGACAGCAATCGCGCGGATGAGTGGGAGACTGCGCAGGGTGGTGGCCTAGTGGCTCGAGGCATTGGTGGCGAGGTGACTGGCCGCGGCTTTTGCAAGGCGTATATTGACGATCCAATCAAAAACCGAGCAGAAGCCGAGAGCCCAACATTCCGCGATAAGGTGTGGTCCAGCATCACCGATGACGTCCTCACCCGGTTGACGCCAAGCGGCTCTTGCTATTTAGTGCACACTCGCTGGCATCCCGATGATGCGATAGGTCGAGCAATCAAGGGCGGATGGCCTGGCATCACTCGCAGGGCAATAGCAGAGCCAGGCGATGACGATGGCAGGCAAGAGGGAGAAGCGTTGGCGCCGCAGATTGGATGGACTGCAGACGTTATCCGAGAACGCATGGCAGCCATTGGCGACTATGGCGCTGCGTCACTATTCCAAGGCAGGCCGCGCAAACGAGGCGGCGCAGTGTTTGGTGCACCGCACTTTTACAGCGAGCTGCCAGCAAGACTGCAATATGGCCATGGGGTCGATCTGGCATATACGAGCAAAACCGTTGCAGACCGCAGTGTGGTCGTTACGCTGGGAAGGTTTGGCGATTGCTACTATGTGATTGACGTGGTCAGCCAACAAGTTGAGGCGCCAGAGTTTACGCTGTCGCTGGTGTCTGCAGCCAACAAGCGGCCCGGCAGAATGCTCTTTATAGGCTCAGGCGTCGAGAAAGGCAGCACGCAATTCATCAAGCGAAGGGTGCCGCGGTTTGAATTCAAAGCTGCGACTAGCGACAAGTTTGTAAGGGCCCAGGAGTGTGCAGCAGCGTGGAATGCTGGCAAGCTGCTAGTGCCAGATCCAGCTACCAACCCAGTGCCATGGCTGTTTGACTTCCTCGAGGTCATCGAAGGGTTTACAGGGGTCAATGACGCCCGTGATGACGAGGTTGATGCGCTTGCTAGCGCTCATCGGGTACTATACAAGCAGCGCAGGGTTGCCAGGCATGGGCGCAGAGTGCCAGGCCTCAAAAGGAGGATGTGATATGTGGTTTAAGGTTCACGTGGGCAGTGTTTGCAGGTGCACAGTCGTTGATTGCAGGGCTGCTTTGCGCCGGAGCTCCGCTGCATATCTTGACCCAAAGGGCACCGTTATTTGTGTCGACTGCTATGCAGAGCGCTATGCAAACAAGACAGCAGACGACGCTGATGCTTGCATTGTTTGCAATGATGAGTTTGCCAGGCCAGGCAGGCAAACGTGCTCTCGCAAGTGCGAGTATAGGCTGCGAAGGCAGGCAAGGGCCCATGCCCAAAAAGCTGCAGAGATGACAGATGCCAGCGCCTAAAAAACATCATCAGCGGGTATATGTGCCATGGACGCCTGGCATCAAGCCCAGCTGGACGGTCAATGCTGTCCGATCTGCGCTGAACAATCACGAGCTGGGCGACTTCAGCGAATCATCAAAGCTCATCGATGCAATGGGCAGAGACGATCGATTGTCTGCCGTTCTTGTGACTCGTGTTAATGCGCTAATGCGTTCTGACTTTTCGCTTTTGCCGGGCGACGGTGACAACGAGCGCTCTGCTGGCATTGCTCAGGATGCCGAGCAGTGGTGGTGGCACAGCTTCAGCGAGGCCAGCCTGTCCGAGCTATTGCGCTGGTATCTGATGATGGGTGTTGCCATTGGTGAGATTATCTGGGAGCGCACCGCAGGCGAGTGGCGACCCAGGCTCAAAGTCTGGAACATGCAGTGGGTTTGGGCGGACCGAACCGAGCGCTGCTACTACATCACCGCTCGAGCTGGTCAAATCAAGGTGCCGATGGACGGCTGTGACGGCAAATGGCTGGTGTTGGGTCGAGGCGATGAGCCATGGATGAATGGCCTGGTGCGATGCCTGGCCATCCCGTGGCTGGTGCGGCAATTCGCTGTGCGCGATTGGGCCCGCTATAGCGAGCGCCACGGCATGCCAATCATCTTGGCCGATGTGCCTGCAGTCAGCGATGCGCTCGACAAAGACCAGTTCCAAGAGGACATACGTGTGCTTTCTACTGAAACCACAATCCAGCTGCCTACTAACGTGGATGAGGATGGCGCCAAGTTTGACTTGCGCCTGCTTGAAGCCACAGACCAAAACAGCAATGGCTTCAAAGATTTGATTCGCCATGTTGATGACTCGCTAGCCATCGCGCTGACGGGCAACAATCTCACAACACAGATCGACAGCGGCAGTCTTGCAGCTGCTCAGGCTGGTGGCGAGGTCAAGCGCGAAAGGACAGCTGGCGATGCACAGATGCTATCCACCGAGCTGCGCAACCAGGTTCTGAGCTGGTGGGTTGCGTACAATTACGACAATGGCACAGAGCTTGTGCCATGGCCCCACTGGGACGTTGCGCCACCAGTTGACTTGAAGCTAACGGCAGAGACCCTCGAGCACCTTGGCAGGGCTGTGGCAGGCTTGCAGGCTGTTGGCCTGACCATCGACGAAATAGAGCGCTTTGGCGTTAGCAAGTCCGATGATGCACCGCCGATGGGTTTTCAGCCTGTGCAGCAGGAGACTAACGTAAAGTTGGCCAGTGGCGACACTAGCAGCGCATTTGTGGCCGGCCAGCAGTATGCCGATGATCTGGTTGACGAGGGCATCAAGCGCAGCAAGGGCAAGGTTGGCCTGCAAGAGGTGTTGGCCATTGTCGCCAGCAGTGGCAGCTATGAGCAGCTGCGCGAAAACCTCCGAACAGAATATGCAGACATGTCAGCCAGTGGCTTTGTCGAGCTATTCGAACGGGCGTTGATTCTAAGCGAGCTTGCTGGCCGCTTTGCTGTCTTGGATGAGCTATGAGCGCAGCCGTTAAGTTGCAGGACGATGCCAGGCCAGCCGTTGGTCTGCTAGTCCGCGCCTTTGATAAGGCCATTGCGTGGCACTTATCGCGGCTGGTGATGACCGATGATGAGGTTGACCAGCTCATGGCCAATGCTCGCAACCAGGCGTTTTGGATTGGCAACGTTGCGCAGCTGCGGCTTGTGCAGGATGTGTTTGACGAGATCACAAAAGGCATGCAGCAGGGCCTGGGATACAACGAATTTCGCAAAGCAGTAGCAGGCAAGCTTGCCAGAGCATGGGGTGGCGCAAACCCATCGCGCGTTGAGGTCATCTGGCGCACAGCTATTCAAACTGCATACAACGCGGGCAGATGGCGACAGATGGAGCAGCCAGCGGTAAAGCGCTTCAGGCCATTCAGAATGTATGACGCTGTGCTGGACAGCCGCACCACACCCTATTGCAGGGACCGCGATGGCATAGTCAAGCCGGCCGATGACAACTGGTGGGACACAAACTGGCCGCCGCTGCATTACAATTGCCGTAGTGGTGTGCGATCGCTAACGCCAAGGCAGGCAATGCGCAAAGGCATAGCTCCTGCTGGCCTAAAGATACCTGATGCGCAAGGAAGCTTTGGCAACAGCCCAAGAGCGGCAGGGTTTGCCAATTGGAGACCTGAGCCAAAGGGCTATGATACAACGACATACAGTGCCTTGATTGCCAAGGCTGAAAAGGCAGGACCCGATGCCACTGGGACCATATGAGACATTCGAGGCATGCATGATTGACCAGCAAAGCAAGGGCTACGACGAAGAAACCGCAGGCAGGATTTGCGGTGAGATTGAAAAGCAAACCACCAGCGACATAGCCACAGTGCAGCTCATGATGCCTGAGATGGAGGATGTGGCAGAGCCTGCAGACTCGTTTCTTATTTTCCCAAAAGGGGCCATGAGCACCACAAAGGGCGTCTTTGTTTTTGATGACGTGTCCGCGGCAATGGTGATGGCCGCCTATGAGCGGCATGGCATCAAGCAGCTGCCCATTGATTATGACCACGGAATGCTCGGCGGTCAGCCGTCTGCAGATAGCTCGAGCGCAGCGGGGTGGTTTGTGCCAGCAGTCACAGATGATGGCCTAATGGCCACCAATGTCCAATGGACGCCAAAGGCCAAAAAAATGCTAAAGGACCGCGAATTTCGCCACTACAGCCCGGCATTCGACGTTGATATGGGCGAAACCGTGGCCGTTATGGCCGGCGATGAGATGATGGAGGGGCATCGGATTACTAGGCTAGTCAATGTGGCGCTGACGAACCTGCCTGCGACCCATGGGCAAATGCCGCTTGTCGCAAATGCCATCAACTGTGATACTAATAGCCACAAACAAGCGCCATCAGCGCAAAAGGAACCCGCAAAAATGGAACTGATTAAGCTATTCGGCCTCACGAGTGAGGCAGAGGTGGCGCAGCAAGCAACCCAGCTATTGAGTGCGGTTGATGGCGCCAAAACGCTGGCCGACGTGTTGGCATGCATTAATGATTTGAAAGCTGGCGCAGCAAAAAGCATTGAGCTTGCGCAGCGAGTTGCAGCGCTCGAGGCCGAAAAAGCCGAAACCGAGCGGGATGCATTGATCGCAAAGCTGAGCGAGGATGGCAAGGCGCCACCGAGCATCCATGGCTTTTTGCGCACCCTGAGCATTGAGCAGGTCAAGTCTTTTGGCGAGTGTGCCCCGGTTGCTGGTGGCCATGTTGTCAATAGCGATGCAGTGCAACAAGAGATCATGCTGAGCGAGGATGACGAACACGTTCTGTCGCTCATGCCAAATGTGTCGCGAGAGGCATTTATCGCCGAGCGCAAACGCGAAACCAATAACCGCAACAAAAAGGCTGGATGACAAATGGCCGCACTTACTGACAACAGAGACACCGCCGAAAAGGCCTCCCCGTTTGCATTCCGCCACACCCGGCCGGTTGCTGCAGGCGTTTTGATTTACCAGGGCTCGCTTGTGGCGCTCAATGCCGCTGGCTTTTTGGAGCCTGTGACTGCCGCAGCTGGCCTCACCCCGGTTGGGCGTGCTGAGGAGCAGGTAGATAACAGCACTGGCGCTGCTGGCGATGCAAATTGCGACGTCAGGTCAGGTATTTTCGCATGGGAGAATGACCTCGTTGCACCTGTCGCACTGGCAGACACTGGTGCCGTGGTTTATGGCGAGGATGATCAAACCGTGTCGACCAATGCTGCCGTGTCGGTCGTTGGTGTCCTCTACGAATACGACGCTGTGCACAACATTGCCTGGGTTGCGACGCAATTCCCAGCTAGCAACTAAGGACAGAAAAAATGCTAATCACTCCTGCAGCAATCCAAACCCTGCAAACCACTTTTTCGACGCAATTTCATGCGGCCTATGGTCGTGCTGAGACCACGTGGCAGAATTACGCCACGATGGTTCCCAGCAGCACTCGCCAGAACGACTATGGCTGGATGGCCAAAATTCCCGCCCTTCGCGAGTGGTTGGGTCCGCGCGTCATTCAGAACCTGAGCAGCTACCACTACCAGCTAACAAACCGTCATTTCGAGCTTACCATCGGCGTGGATCGGGATGACATCGAAGATGACAACCTGGGCGTGTATGGCCCGCTGTTCGAGTCGATGGGTGAGCAAGCTGCTATGTGGCCCGATGACCTGGCCGTTGCCGCGCTCGAAGGCGGTGGCGCAAACCTCGGTTTTGACGGCGTGCCGTTCTTTAATGCGGCGCATCCAAGCTTGCTTGCTGGCGGTGCTGCGGTTGCCAACGACTTCCCGGCCACACCGCTGACTGCTGCCAACTATGAGGCTGTGCGCTCGGCTATGTCGACCACCTTTATCGGTGAAGATGGCCGCCCGCTGGGCGTTCGTCCCAACCTGCTGGTGGTGCCACCCGCATTGGAGCGCACTGCGCGCACCATTCTCGAGGCAGAGCTCATCCCGAGCGATGCTGGAACGTCGCCGCAAACCAACGTGCTGCGCAACACTGCCACCGTGCTGGTCATGGAGCGGCTGCAGAACCCCGGTCAGTGGTATCTGATGGACACCCGTCGTCCCATCAAGCCGCTGATTTATCAGCTGCGCCGGGCTCCTGAGCTTAACAGCAAGACCGCCCCAACTGATGACAACACGTTCTGGGACAATCAGTTCATTTGGGGCATTGATGCACGCGGAGCCGTTGGCTACAGCCTCTGGTTCTTGGCTGCCCGCGCTAACTGATAGCCATGGCGGTGCCTTATGCCACAATTGATGACCTGCGCAGCTTAGGCTTGCGTGGGAGGGCGTTGGAGGGTGTTGATCCCGCAGACATTGAGGCCCAGCTACTCAATGCCTCTGGGTTTATCGACACCTTCTTGCCCAGTCATTACAAGGCACCGCTAGTAGCGCCCTTCCATCCGTCAATTGTGGAGGCCACTGTTGCAATCACCAGCTACCGCTTGCTTGGCTGGCGTGGCTGGAGACCAGGGCCGCATGACGAGGAGATTCGTGCGAGGTATCGCGATGCCATGCAGTGGCTCGAGATGCTTAGCAAGGGCTCTGTGTCGTTGCCAAGCGGCTCAGATGGCACAACGCGAAATGAGGGTGCGCCGCAAGTGCAAACTGGTGGCGTGTCTCGCACCGCTGCATCGCCAGACTATGCAGCAGGAGCCCGGCGCAATTGGTAGGGATCAAGATAAGCGGCGGCGCCGAGCTGGCTGCTCTGGCAGATAAGGTTGCCAGCGTGCCGTCAATTCTAAAGGCTGCGCCCCCGGTGTTGGCTGAGGAGTGCGTGAGCCTGGTGCGAGAGGGTTTTGCCAAGGAGGCCGACCCCTATGGCAAGGGCTGGGCACCCAAAAAGGTGCCAGATGGCAGAGCTGTTGGCGTTGTTACCGGCGCGATGAAAGGCAGCACCCACGCCATCCACAGCGGCACCAGCTTTGGCGTTGGGTTAAGTGTGAATTATGCCCAATATTTTAACGCAAAGCGGCTTTTGGTACCTGATGCTGGGCGTGGTTTGCCTGCTAGCTGGGTGGCTGAATTCGAGGCAGTGATTGCAGACATGTTCGAGGCGGAGCTAGGCTGATGGCCTCGATTTTCAAGCAGATTGTTGATGGTATTCACGCCAAAACCGATCCACTTGGCATCCTGTACATCGGCATAGGTGACGCAGTTAACAGGCTGGCCGTCAGCTACGGCATTGGCAGGCTTGCCACCGAATTGCACGAAACCGTGCCGCATCTGGTGTGGATCCCCACTGATGGCACAATGTCAGCGCCGTCTAACATTGGCGGCCGCCCGCTGGGCCTGCCTGGTGGCACTCGCGATCGTTCTCTTTTGACAAGAGAACAAAATTGCCAGGTGCAGGTTTGGGGCGGAAACTTTGAGCAGGCAGAGGTGCTGTGGCACAACATGCTGGCAGCGGTTTGGGCCTATTCGGCTGGCAGCGTTGAATTTGGCAGCCACAGCTGGGTCACGCAAACAGAGGCTGGCGCTGACTATTCGGCGCTTGGCGAGCTTGTGACGCAAGACATAACGCTGCACATACCGGTGCACGAGTCTGCCATTTCTGGCCTGCCGCTTACTGTGTTGGCAGCGCAGGACCACACAGGCATCATTGAGCTGCCCACAGGACCGGAGGTTGTTTGCTAATGTCCGAAACAAAGACACCGGAACAATGGGCCTTTGCCCTTGGTCAGTATAAAGTTGGGCCAAAGCCCAGGCGCATCAAGCAGCTGAGCTGGCAGCATAACGTGGCAGCAGTTGTGCACGGATGGGCTCAGCATGAGCACGATGCACAATCGCCAATGCAGCTGACTAAGTCAGCCTACCAGGGCGCAATTGATGCGGTTGAAAAGCAGACGTCAGATGGCACGTTGAGGCCATGCGATGCAGCTCTGTCGCCATTTTGCAAGCTTCACAAGCCAAAGCCAAAGCCAAAGCCAAAGCCAAAAGCCCCGCAAAAGGCAGAGCAGCAGCAAGACTTGCCAGAGCCTACAAAATCAACATCACGCAAGAAAATACGACGGCGCAAGTCAGCGCCCAAAAAGGATGACTGATCATGCCGATCCCAGGTCAAAGCTTTACCATTCTGGACCCGGGCCTCGCTCTTAGCGAGCCAGCGCCATCGACACCAATCTATCTTGGCTGCTCGAGCCTTGGCGCCGTCAATACAATCATCAGCGTTAACAGCCCAGCGGCCGCAGTTGCTGCCCTTGGACAGGGCCCATTGGCTGAGGCTGTTTGCCATGCTCTTGCGGTTGCAGGTGGCCCCATTCTGGCCATGCCGCTGACCAATAGCGTGGCCTCTACAATTGGCGCTGTGACTGTCACACGGGTTGGCGCTAGCACTGGCGACATCACCACGGTGCCACCAGCCGGCGCGCCTCTGGACGCTTATGAGGTGCAGCTGCGAATCACCCAGTCTGGCAGCGTGGCTGCCGCAGACTTTGCTTTTGTGTATTCGCTCGATGATGGCCGCACCGAGAGTGCAGAGGTCAATGTCCCAGTTGCTGGCACATTTACGATCCCAGAAACGGGCATCACCTTGACCTTTACCGACGGCGGTGGCCCAGACTTCTTTGAGGCTGGCGACGTGCACGAGTTTGACACCACTGCGCCCTACTACGGTGTTGCAGACGTGGCAGCCGGTGTTGCTGTGCTTAATGCCAGCGCAACCGAGTGGGCATTTATGGCGCTGATTGGCCAGCCTGCCAGCGCTGCTGCTGGTGTGGCGATGTTTGCCGCACTCGACACGCACATGACAACCTTTGAGAACAACTTTCGATTTGTTCGGGTTGCCATGGATGCAGGCAATGACACCACCGCAAATATAATCGCAGCTTATGCAGCGGTAAGCTCAACGCGAATCATGGCCGTCTATGGCGACGCAGACACGGCCACCAGCAAGCCCATCCCTGGTTGGGGCGTGCCAAAGATGAGCGCTGTGGTTCCTGTCGCAGCTCGAGCCACAGCATCGCTGATCTCCACCGACCTAGCTCGCGTCGCATCTGGCCCGCTGACGGGTGTGGTTGAAATCAGCCA